GTCCCATAAGTTGGGCGGTTGCGCTGTTTGGCATAATGTTTTTATCCTTTGATAGGTTAATTAATAACGGTTACCGCCGTGCTGTGGCATGTCGTCGGGGAAGTGGATCCCCAAGCTGATACAGTAACGGCGTAAAGCTTCACGATAAACGACTTGCTTAGATACCTTTTCGCCATTGGGCTTAATTGCCATGTTTTCGGCTTGCTCTAAGGCGCGCTTTTGGTTGGTGGTTAATTGTACATTAATTTGTGCCACGTGTTACCTCCCATAGGTAAGTTGTATCATGTTCATGTTTACGTATAAGCCGATATGTTGCGGTGGTGGTCGTTACGTTCTTTTCTTCGTAACCGTAGCGACCCAAGTAACGGACAAAGCAGTTATGGCGGGCTAGAAGCGCCTTGCTAATGCTTTTAGCCCGTGTTTCTGATACCTCATAGACCCGGGTTACTGTTGGCTTGCGGTTAATTAGTCGCATAGCAAACCAACCCTAAGCAACTAACGACGCTCCCTTTTTCGTCTTTTTGCAAACCCCACGGGGCCATAACGTCGGGGCGCTTTGCTGCTTGTGCTACCATATCCGATACGATATAGATAACGCCGGCTTGGGGGGTTGGAAGCCCTTTAATTTCCCCATAGTTAAATGATACGACTTCCACGCCGTTAACTTCGTCTTTTACTAGATTTTTCATAACCCGCGATACGAGCCCGCTAGGTGGGATAATAAGATTACCCTCGACGCCCCGCGTAATGTTAATGTTATGGGGTGTAAGATTTACAAAGCGTTTCTTTTCTTGCATGATAGATATCCTTTTAATTTGAACAAAAAGACGCGGGCGGGAATTGAACCCGCCTTAATACCATACGCGCCGTTATTCTTCGTCTTCGTCTTCAATGAGTTCGGCAATAACGAGGTAAAAAAGTTCGTTATGGATTTTAACCCAAGCTGTACTAAGCTCTTCGTCTTCGTCTAACATGGCTTCGAGGTCGCCGATAAGGTACGCATAAACTGTAACTTGATCGTTATCAAACTCTAGCTCATATTCCCAATATTCGTTATCGATAAAGATATCGGTCGCCCAATCTTCGATCATGTCGGCGGTTACGGGGTCGGGGTTAACGCCGTCTAGTGTAACCGTGTAAAGTGGGGTCTTTTGTGCTTCGTTCATGATAATTCTCCTTTTAATTTTAACAAAATAGAGCGGGCGGGGATCGAACCCGCCGTTATACCGTACGCTCTTTTCTTACCATTTACGGGCGTTAAGTGCTGCAAATTCTGCTTCGCATTCTTCGTTAGAAATTTTACCCGCGTACCAGCTATCGAGAACTAAGTCCTTTAAAAACTCAATGCGTAGGTTATGCGCTTCTTTAAGTGCGTTCTTAGCCAATTCAATATGAACTTGTTTAAAGAAGCTGTCTTCCATTTGTTGCGCCATTTTTCGGGAGCTTGCAGCTTTATTAAAGAAGTCTACGCTTGTTGGGTTTTGGTTGGCTTTGTGTGTTTGTGCGTTCATGATAATTCTCCTTTGTGGGGTTAATCCCCTAATTGATTATGATTAGATTATACACCCAAGATATATAACTTGTAAAGGGTCAATATTAAAATTGATCAAAAGAAAAAAGCCCCAAAGGGCTTTAGTCGTGTAAGTTGTGTATTTACTCGGACGTTGTAATTATAGCTTATGCGTCGGGCTTTGTCATGGGATCCCCGTCTTCTGGTTCGCTATTGCGTACAATTTCATACAATGCAGCGGCTATATCATAAAGCAAGTCGTCGGCTGTCGTTTCGGTCTTTCGGCTTGCGTTGTCTAGTTGTTTCAATAGTTCCGCCGTTTGTTCTGGTGGGAAGCTCTTATGTTGCCACCAAAAAGCAAGCACAATAGCCAAAAGGATTAGGATTTGCATTAGCTCGTTAAATTCCATTATTCACCTCGTTTTATAATCGGATCATTAAATAGCATACTACCCGCGCCGTGATCGTTGCAATTCAATACGTACTAGGATAATCAAGACGCGCTTTACTAGCGCCCACTTTTTAGCGGCCGCCATGTCGTCGAACTCGTTTCGCAGGGTTTTAAGTAGTCGCTTAAGCCGTTTGGTTTCTACCGTTATTTGTGCCGCGTCGCTGGTTGGCTCTATAATCTTTTTTGCCATGTTATGCCTCGTTTACTACTACGTCAATATATCCCGATTGGTAGGACGTGCCTAGCCGATAGATATAAATAGAATAACGCCCGTCTACGGGGTCGGCTAATGTGAGCTCGATCACGCCCGCTGTAATGCTATTCGTACCGCTAGCATATAACGCGCCGTCTAGTAATACCACAAAGCCCGCGTCGGCGTCGCCTGCGATTAGTGAATCATTGCATGTTATGGTAACGTCGCCCGCGCCTTCGGTTAATTCCAATGGGTCGGCTTGTACGCTTAATTCTTGATAGCCGGTTAAAATTTCTTGGGCGGTCTCAATTAGCTCTGGCGTGTCATTTAGTAGCACAATGGCGCTATAGTCCCCAACTGATACCCCGGCGGTATTGTCTGTTAGAATAGCGCGGGCGATAGCGTCTAGTGCTGGCGTGTCCCATATGATAGGGCTGGTTACAATCGTCGGCTCTTCCATTATTTCAACTCCCGAACGCTAAAATGTGAATGTAATCCGCGTAAATAAGCGGTTGCGCCTGTGTTACTCGTGCGCCAACGCATGCGAAACGTATGTGAACCAGCCGACACGCCATTAAATACATACGAGAACGACACATTAACGCCCGGCAATTGGTCAACATAGACCCGAACAGGGCCCCAGTCTGTGCCATTATAATTAATTGCGAATCGAACGTCTGGAGGTGATCCGCCAGCACGGTATAACGACCCTGCAAATGTTACGCGCACGTCGCCCCCGTCGGTTGTTATCGTTCCAACCATGTTGGGGTTGCTAATGTCAACAAATGTCGTACTAGTGGTAGAGAAATCTACCGCGCTCCCCCTTGTGTATGTATATTCGCCCGGCGTATACGTTATTTCGTCATATAGGTACTGTGTGTTATCTGATAGATACGTGTTCATGTCGTCGGAAGTGAGAACTTCACTAATCCACGTCTTAGGCGTTGTCCATGCCATAGTATAACCTTTCTAATAGCCTAGTATAATCTCATTACTGTCTAGTATATCACGGTCAAGTATAAAGTATGCTGTCACGTCTTTAGTTCTCAAGATAAAAGTTAATCTATGGGCGCCGTTGGGGATATCGAGCTCATGGCGTTCGCCCATAATAATATAATCGTTTGTATGATTGGCGTCGGGGTCGGTTATTGTAACCGCGTCGCCTAAGTCTAGCCCCATGATCTCTATAAAATTATCTTCTCTTAGCATAACCGTTACTGAGTCAGCGACCCGCCTCATGGGGGCGTATTGCCTAACTAAGTAATCGGCGACGCCTTGCACGAAGCGCTTATCAAACGCGTAAGCTATGCGTACGTCGGGAAGTGGGGCATGATTATTAAAAAAGATTGATTTTGCGTCTACGGCTTGGGCGTACTCTTGATCATGTTGATAGATCGGCGTCCCTCGTACTTGTAACTTCGTTATGGTGTAATCGTTCCCCGTTGGGTTTCTAAAAAAGATTTCCCCGCCGGTTGCGTTTAGATCTGCGCCGACATAAGCGGCTTTTGTAATATTTGCCCCGCCGCTACTCGTTACGATCACGTCGGTATTTATAACGGGGTCAATGGTCGTTAATGCGCTTTGTATGTTGTCTTTGTTGTCTGGGTTTCTAAACTGTACGCCGATCGTTTCCCGGCTTTCTGGTCCAATTGTTATTGGTAAGTTTTGAGCTTCAAAAAGGACTGTTCCGGCTTCCCCAACTTCTCGAGGTGTATAAAATATTCTTACGTCGTTGGATACCACGCTTTGACGTGTCGCTAATGCTATTACGTCGCTGGTCGTTAGTGTAAGTTCGGGGTTTGTATTTGCGTCGTGGTGGCGGTTTTGAAAGTGGAATTTATTATCTCGAGGGTTAAAATATAACCGCCCGAAGGCTTCACCCATGCAAATATCATAGACGTAAGCTAACCCGTTTTGTAGTAATAGCTTATCGTCTACCGGCGTTCGCAGGTTATCCCCGACATAATCTAAGACCCCGATCCCCGTCTCTGTCTCTAGGAACTCGTCTATAAATGTATCGGCGTCATATAATACGCGGTTAATTGTATCGCTTGGGTTTATGATCGAAGCTATGCCAATAGGTGGGTTAATTTTCGATATATCTAGTATAAAGAAGTCGCTAGAATAGGGTAAATATATTTCACTATTTTTAAAAAAGTCGGTTATGGCGTCGCTGGTTCTTTTGTTCTGTTCAACTTCGGGCTCGTACCGTACGGCTTGCAAGCGGGGCGTTGCGTCTTGTGCTGTTAGTAATGCTATTTGGTCGCCATACTGTCCGACGCTTGTCCTCATGCTCACCGTGTAAAATGTATAGCTATGTGTGACCCCGTCTAGCGTCATACTAAAACGGATCATGATAGACTGCGATAGTAGGTTATAAAAAGCCGCGCCTATAATGCCATTGCTCCCCTGCGATTCATAGTTAAACGCGCCGTCTCTATTGTCTAGCGTTAGCTGTAATAGGTTAGTCGGCGCAACCAAAGCGCTTGGGTTGGTTGGTATTTGATCGGGATTATTAAAGCCGGTCGTAAACGTTAGGCTATCTCTAACGCGGTTGGTTATATCTGATAGCTCATGGTTAAACTCCCCATTGCGTAATATATCGAGTTCTACCTTATATTGAATCATAAATATAATCCTATTGATTGGTACCGCCGCCACCACTAGGCGGGGGCGTTCCGGGTTGTAGTAAAGGGGCTTGCCCTAAGTTATTAATGGAATTCGATCCCATAGCCCAATCGATATATTTTTTATCGTCGGCGCTTACGTTTGCCCTAATGTTAACGGTTGCGGTCATGGTTCTATCTCTAAACGCTAGCCCTATAGCGCTTCTAATCTGGTTCATTTTCATATCTATCGCTTCGAAGTCTTGCATAAGCTCCTCTATTTCCGTTTTGGCTTCGTCGCTTACTAGGCTTTCGATTGGCTCGAGGGCGGGCGCCCCAAGCATGCCACCCGTTGCAAGTATGGCGTCGCTTGGCAACATTCCCATACCGCCACCCATGCCGGGTAATCCTATTTGCATGCCGGGCTGTAATGTACCGTACTGGTCAAACATGCCGACCATGCCGGGGATTTGATCGGCGGGGATCCCCATATTAGCCAAGATACTCCACGGGCTATCTCCGGGCTGTACGGTATAACCGCCCGACGGTCTCATTAGCATAGATCGGGGCATACTTGCCATGGTTGCGCTTCTAACCATTTCTATAATTTCGTCTTGATCAAGCCCTAGGAACTCGCCCGTTTGTAATGCATTTTGCACAGCTTCGACCATACCAAAGGCGGCGGTCGTCCCAACGGTTTTAGCAACTTCGGCAATTTGTGCGCTTATTTCCTCTTCTACGACTTGCCCTAAGTTGGTCTCTTGCCCCGTTAATAACTCGAACTCTGATTGTAACGTACTTCGTAGGTCGCTATCGGATACTTGTCCCAATAGCATACCGATAAGCCCCGTTTGTTGTTGATCACCCGCGCCACGTCCTAATAAGTCGTTTAAGTTCATGCCTTGGATTCTACCAAGCGCTGCTATGCTTCCATTAACCGCGTTTGTAACGCCTCCCCATACCTCTTTTAAGTCTTGTACCGCGCTTTTAAGTTCTGTTACGTCTTGCCCGCTTTGTTCTAAGCCATTTATCTTTTGCATGTATAGATCAAGTTCGGCGTTAATTGTGGCAATATTTGCGGTCATGGTTGGATCTAATACGTCTAAGGTTGGAAGCATGTCTATACTAAAATCTAGAATATCATTTACTTCGTCAATTACTGGTCTTACACCCTCAAGCGCTGTCATGGCGTAAGCTTCCCCAACTAACATACCCACTGATATAGCGTTCTCGATCCAATGGGTATTTTCGAGCATGTCAATAAGTCGCGGGTCGTTAATCGCGTCGCCTGCGTATTCCGCTATAATAGGATAAAATTGATCGTAAGTTAACGCCCCTGATATAATATCCCTCATAGCGTTGGCTTGTAATTCTGTCATATCTTCGGGCGTTGCTGGTGCACCGAACAAATTCATTTGACCACGTAAGGCATAGCCTAGATATTCAAGCCCGACCGCTGCACTTTCGACTAGTCCGGCGGTTCCTTCTGCAATTGTCGATTTTCTGTTTTCGATTTCGGCTTGTACACGTGCTAACGACGTTTGACTAATATCCGCGACTTCCCCTAGAGTCTTCAAGCTTTCTTTGTATTGCTCAATTGTCGCTATTTTAAAGGCGTCGCTTCTGTTTAACGCCTCTCCAGTCTCTATAAGCTCTTCCATACGTAACCGAACGGCGGCGGCTGATATACCAAAGCTATCCAAGCGGGCGACCGATTCATTAGCAAGCATAAGACTAAAATTATCTATTGCTTCGGCGGCGGTTTCTGTTGGGTTTTTTAATGTAATTGCGGCGTCTACTAATTGGGTTACTTCTGCTGCGCTTTCCGCTAACCCCATTCGCATTAGACGGTTGGCACCTGCCATAAGCGTTGTGTCGTCTACTACCCCACCGGTCGCGCTTCTCAATTGATTTAATAAGTTTGTACTTTCTTCTATACCGCCCGCTAATTGTTGGAATATTGCCGTTGTTTGTTTTGATTGTATACCGACTTCGTTAAGCTCGCCTACTACCCGATTTAACTCACCTGCTACCGCTACGGTCGTCCCTATAACTGCAGTCGTAGCAGTCGCAGCAAGCATAAGGTTTTTACTTGTACCACTAGCAGCGGTTCCAACTTGTCCCATGCTACCGCTTGCTTGATTTGCGGTACTGTTCATGTTTTGCATGTTACGCTGTACGCGTTGGATATCGTCGCTAGCGTTGTCTTGCCCGTCTATAACGATTGCGATTGTCTCTTTTGCCATAATGCTTTTGCCTTAGTTATGCAAGCTTAGAATAATGGGGATATACTGCTCTAGGTACGTTTTACCGTCTTCGTTTTTGCTGATCTCTAAAAGCTCTTTACTAAACGATACCCGTCTTGTCTCGTGGTCGATCCAACGATCTTTGTGCCAATCCTCGAGCTCTATCCATTGGGTTAATAATAATCCCATGCGTTGGCATATCCTCATTACGATATCTTCGTAGTTACTGAAATCGTTCCACCGCGTCGGTTGCGCTTATCCGTTTACCGTATAGCCAAACGTGTAAAGCATTAATCAAAGCGGTAAACGTGTCGGCGTCGATCTCTTGGAATGCTTTCCCCTTAGCTATTAGGTCTTCGGGCTCTTCGTCGCCCCAATCGATACCGCCCCCATGCTCTAATGCATAGACTAATCGGATAGCGTTCCGTAATATGTTAGCGTCTTCGTCTAGTTCCTTTTGCCGATCCTGATCGTCTATATACTTTTCGGGGTTCTTTGGGTCTTTGATCTTCGGGGCTTTTGGGGTAGTTACAAGTAACCCTAACTCATTCCATTTATGGTAACCGATACCCGCAAGCTCAAAGGTTTCTAGGACGTCGCCCGTTGCGCTTTTAAGCTCTACCGTTATAAGTTTTTGCTTGTGGCTTTGTATTTTAAACATGTGTTACCTTTTCTTTATTTGAAACTATAAAAAGTTAGGAACGGTCTCCCGTCCCTAATGCTTTTACGCCGTGTTACCGCTGTAGTAGATATCAATATATAGCTCAGTGGTACTATTTGCAAAGCCAAGTTCGCAGATATATTCCCCACCTGATAGCCCACTTTGTGGCTCGATCTTTCCCGCGTCGCCCCCGACCACGTAACGGGTATTCGCAGTTAGACCGCCCCCGACTGTTACGGTTGCGCCGTTGGTTGCGACAAGTACATATTCCCCGTCGCTTGCTCCATGTAATGCCATGCCATACGCTACGGCGGTAGCTGCTGCGCTTGCGTCGGCTGGTTTTACGCTGTTTGCGTCGGTTGCGTCAATGTATACAATGTCATGTTTTGCGATCGTACCACCTGCGACCCGGCACGCCATGTTAGCTTTGTTGTCAGGGATTGCGACCCCTGTAAACGTTACGTTAGCCATGAGTTAGCTCCTTAAGCTATTGTCGTTTCGGTTACTGGCCCGTCAATGTTCAACGTTACGCTTAGAGTTTGGGGATCACCCGCGCCCGCCGTAGCGTTTACTAATTGAACCGAACCGCCCGCGCGTACTTCGAAATCGTATTGTGTGCTTCCACTTGTACCGTCGGGCTTTTGGATTTGCATACTGCGAACGCCGGCTTTATTGCTAGCGTGTAAGAGCCACTCGCGCATATAGCCCGCGAAACTGGTCGCGCTGGTATCGTCATAAAAGTTAACGGTAACCGTGCCCATGATACCGCCCTCGAGGCTATCCGCCCAACGGTCTCCCAATGTGTGGAATTGCCCGCCGTTAACTGTCATGTCCATAGTTACGGATTGGATAGACGTCGAAACGTCTTGTAAAGCGTCGCTAGCGTTGTCGAACTTAACGACCGCGTCATGCTGTGCAAATTTTGCCATTATTTAGCGCCTTTCTTCTTGTCTTCTTGGATTATGCCCACGTTAACGAGCCGATCATAATCGGGGTGGGTCTTGTCTACGATATCTAAGGCATAGCCTAGTAATACGTTAACGTCGGCTTGTGGTCGGTTTGCTAAGTAACCGTCATACCATGTAACGCCGTCTATGATCTCTAGACCATTAGACGCGTTCGGGTTATCACTACAAAAAGCCCCCATATAGATCTTTTCGTTAGTCTTGATATGGCTTAAGTTTTTAAGCACCTTATAGATAGTCATTACTCGATTATCTCTTTAATTGATAAGGTCATTAGGCAACCATAATAGATATTTTCCGTACCTTCGGGGAACTCGTAAGCGTTCCACTCATAATCTATGGTTTCGATCATGGCGTTATCTGTTAACGACATTTTGGGACGGATTGCGTCTATATAGTTGGTCGTATAGTCTATGAGTTCGGATAGGGCGTTATGGATAGACGTCCCACGCTTTACCGCTTCAAAGAGTAACAAGTCGGCTATCACCCACGTTATAACGATCGTTCCGTTATTGCTGAAGCTTACCCGTTGCATGGCTTGCCCTTCGGGGGTTGCTATTTGCATTGGGAATATCACGCGGGCGGGCGTTCCTCGTACGCTATGGGTTGCGTTCGGTATGCTGTAAACGACCGGCGTCTTTGTGGTAGTGGATACGTTTATACCTGATAACGTTGCGATAGCCTCTTTAAGTTGGCTCATGATACGATTCCCATAAGTCGGCTATACGGTTTTAACGTCATAGCGATATCTTCGGGGATCGCTTCGGGTTGGTCTTGGTCGTTTTGCCGTACCCAATGTAAGACAAGTTGAATTGCGACTTGCTTGATCGCTTCGGGCGGGGTTTGGCTATATCCCCAATAGCCTTCTACTTCTATAGCGGCTTCGGGGCTGTCGTCATAATCCCATACTATATCTGTATCGGTCTTAAGTTGCAAACCATAGATTGGCGTATGGTTGCGGGGCATGGTGACAAAGTTAGAACTTGCCACCACGTCGCCCGTTCCGTTTGTCACTACTAAGCTGTCGGTCGTTGCTAGGTATTCGTCAAAATATAACTTATAACCGTCGGTCTGTAAGAGGTAATCAAAGCGTCGGGTCGTAACGCTTGCTACTTCAAAGACGTTATTCGTTATGGTCTCGATTGTATTTTGAGCGCGTGGGATTAGTGCAGCAATAAGCCCGTCGTGATAGCTATCGCTTGCGTCATAACCCCCTTGCTGCTTAACCTCGCTTAGTGTGACATATGCCATTATGTTATCCGATCACTTCGGCAACAGTTGCAAGGTCAAGCCCCGCCGTGTCGCTGTAGTGTGCTGGTTCGCCCAATACGATAAGCCCAAGATCACAAGCGGCGGTTCCTACGATTACTTCAGCTTCGAGGTATTGCAAGCCTTGCGCGGCTGCTTCTTCTGCTGATACTTCAATGATAACCTGCTTGTTAGAATCGCTCCCCGCTTGTGTAAGTTGGGTCGCGTCTTTGCCAGTTACGAGGGTTGCTAATGATCCGGGGTCGCTAGTCGCCCCGCCGTTAATTTCAAAGTCTACGGTTGCGCTGGATCCCAAGTCGCCAACGGTCAAGATAAACATAACACGACTATAGTCTTGCATGTTGATTTCGTCGCTTGTATACGTGTCCGCGCTGTATGCGTCGGGGTCAATTGTCCCGATTAGTGCTAAGCGTTCGTTTAGTTGTGATTTGCTAGCCATAGGTTAGTTATCCTTAGTCGTTAAAGTTCACGTATGCTGATTGTGTATAAGCCGAACCCGGACCGCCCAAGGTGATCACATTTTGAAGCCATGGCTTGCCGTCTAGTTCTTGCCCAAAGCGCCAAGCGTCTTGACCCGTGTCAAAGAAGCGGTGTTCTGAGTAGTCTACGTAAAGCCCGCCGTATTCAAACAAGGCATAAGCGCCCAAGTCGGCTAGGACTACGCAACCGCTATTGTCGGCTTGTGGTAGGTGTTCGCTGAAGTAAATTGGGTAGCCACTTAATGTCTGTGGTTGACCGCCTGCGATATTTTGCAACCATACCGCGCCACCGGTTCCAACTTCCAACTTCATAAGATCCGTATACATGCTTGGGTGCATGATCCAAGCGACGCGCCCTTGTAAAGTTTTGAGTCGTGCGGTCATACCTGCTACGTCGTCAATTTTAAACGTGCTGTTTGTAGTGGGGGTTACGTTAATGAGGGCGTCGGCGTTCAAGATCCCCAGTGGTTGCGCGTTACCGCTACCGCGTAAGATAAAGTACTCAAGTTTGGCTTGATACGCTACGCTAATGAGGTTGCGTAACAAGCTTTCTAGTGCTGGTACGCTTTGGATCATTTTACGGCTTGCTTTTACAAGACCACTGACGGCGTCGTTTGTGTTGAATGTTACTTGATCAAAGCTTGCGTCGGTTTCGGTGTATGATCCACCTTCGGCGCGGTTTGCTGTAGTAATGCCACTTGCTAGAGCGGTATCACCAACGCCCGCCGTTGGGGCTGTAAACATATCGAGGCTTGGGTAGGTACCTGCTGGACTTGATACGTTCATACGCGATACACCTGCTACCACCGCGCTATTTTGCATAGCAATTTGTACCATTTCATTATAGAACTCGTCGGGTACAAGGTAACCGCCGTCGGCACCGCTTGCGCTGGTTTGTGCTTTGTAGCTTCCATAGATCTTATTAAGGCGTTTATCGTCGCCTCGTTTAACCGCCATAGCCCAATCGCCGAAGCTTTTGATATTGCTATCAGCAGTACCGCCGTCTACTGTGAAGTAGCCTGATTTGCGAATGGTTGGGCTGTCTTCCATGTATTGGGTAAGCTTTGCCAAAGCGTCGCTAAGACCTTTTACGTCGGCTTTCATGGCTTCGTTTTGTGCCATAAACTCGTTAATGCGACCGTCAATAGCGTTATTTACGCCGTCGGTTTGTTCGGTCGGCTTGTTGTTGTCTTCTGTCATTGTGTGACCTCGTGTTAATGTAATCGGATAGTGATCTAAGTCGGGGGCGGTCTTTACCGTGTCTTCGGTCTTTACCGTTTCTAACTCAGGTTGTACGGGCAAAAGTTGTAAAGTCTTATAGGTTGCTTTGTTGCGATAGTCCGCCGGTGTATGGGTTAGGCTTGCGTCGGCGCCTAATGACCACGTTTTGACATGATACGCGCCTTCGATCTTTTCCCGTTCTACTAAGTGCGACGGAACCCCGCTAGACCACCCAATGGCTTTACCTTCTTTTTGCCGTGCCTTAATTAGTTCTATAACCATTTTATCATAGGCTTGGGCTTCGTCAAGTTTGCCACGTATCCAAACGCCGGCGTCGTCTTGCCCTATTTCCGCCTTAATGCCATTGTTGAGCTTATGGGTCTTTAGGACTGGATCAAGACCATGGTTAAAATACATGGTAGCAAACCCGCGCCCGTCGGTTAGATCAAAGTCGGTTTCGCTTGTAAAGTAATCGCCCTCAAAGTCGGCCTCTTTGGGGCTTCCATACAAAACAAGATAACCGCTTACCTCGTTTTGTTCATTCATTTTAATACTACTACCCAAGTGTATAAGCTGATCGCTCATTATCTCATAGCCTTTCTAATCTCGTTTCTTACTATATCTAGTATACGCTGGTATTGTTTTGTTGCCACGTACTTTACGCTATGCTTACCCCAAACCCGCTTAAAGTATTTTAGTTTGGGCTCAATTTGTACGTCGGTAACGTATGGGATCTTATTCCCGATCTGTGAGGTGAAACCTTGTTTACTAATCTTGTGAGTCCAAAAGCGTTTAAGGTCGCCCGTCCGTTTGTACTTAACGCCCGAAGGTTGGGGCGGGTACTCTCTAAGTTTCGTTACAAGGTGAACGCTTGCCGCTTTGATCCCCGTTTTAACGCCTTGCATTTTCTTAGCTTTGTTAAGCAAGCCGTCGGCTTTGTCTTGTTTTACTGTAAACGTAATTCGCATAATGCTATTCCTGATATTCAAACGATACAAGACAACGACAGCCGACATGTAGCGGGGGCATTCTAAAATCCTTATTCCCACTTGTAAAGCGCGTGTCAAAACCTGTTACTTGTGATACTTCCCCGTTTAATGGTTGGCATATTGGGCAAACGAGCCCGTCGCTTACGGTTTGAAAGACCCCGCGCATAGTAACGCCCTCTTTTTCAAGTTCTTCTATTACGGGTCTTTGTCCTTCGTTTGCTGCGCGTGTTGATTCTGTTATAGCTATTTGCGCGGCTTTTTCTGGACTGTATAGCCGTGCTATACGATCTTCGAGCCCTGCGCGGTCGGTCGTCCCCTCGAAGAAATCAGCAACGTAATTAGCCGTTTGCTTTTGCCGATATGCGATCATGTCGTTAACAACGGGCGGGGTATAATTACGCGCCCACGTTACCGCGCCTTCGTTTATCAAGTCCGTGCTTACCCCAACAAAGCCGATATCGGTCATAAGGGCATTAGCCGCCTCTATAAACGTTTGCTCTAATGACACGCCCAAGATCCCGTTAAGGTCTATGGCTAGCGTACGGTAAACGTCGGGGGTTAGGTTATCGAGGTTTGGGGGATCCCCTATAAGCTCTAAGATACGCCGGCGGGTCGTTGCGCTAAAATAGCTTATCTTTTTGGCTAGATCGGCTTCGATCTCTTTCCGTCGCTTGTCGTCTATTGGCATGGTTAATATCCCTCGTGGTCGTGGTCGTGATCGTAGTAGTTGCTTGCGTTATCAAAGATATAATCTAATTCCCGTCGGTCGGTTACGGTTTCAAGTTGTGCCATAATCGAAGCATGTAAGACGCTTGGAATATTATCACTCTCGAAACTTACGGCGGGCTTGTCTTTGGTCTTGTAAGACTTAACGGCTTTACGCTTCCACTTCGATAAGTCGTTAGCCAAGTGGAACTCTACTAGTGCCGTCTTTTGGTCGTTGTCGGCTCGTAACATTTGATCCCGTCTAGTGGTCGCCCACGTATAACCTGCGTCGCCCCCCCATAAAAGCCATGAGATATAACCATTTGTTGGGTTGCTAGGGTTACCCCAATCGTCGCGCTTGTCCACTTCGTGGCGTCTAAAATAACTATACATGCTCAAAACGTCGGGCGGTAAAATTTCCCGATTGCCTGCGATTTGTCGCCCCCTTGCTATTCCGACGCTAGTCCCACCACGCCCGAACTTTTCCCGAAGCTCAAGACCACGGCGGGCGTTATCCCTCATGGTCTCATTAGGGTAAAAGTCTATATGTCTG